GGAAGACCGGCACCATCGAGGCCGAGATCACCGCGGCCGACGAGGAGCCGCTGCCGCTGGAGCTCATGCTGCCGGCCTTCCGCGACGTGTGGGCCGACTGGTGCCTGCACCGGGCCGAGCTCTACCGGGCCTACCCCGTCAAGCGCTGGACCGCACGGGCGGCCCGCAACACCCTGACGGAATGCGCCCGGCACGGGGCGGAGCTCAGCGCCATGGCCATCACCGCGGCCATCTCCAACGGATGGCAGGGGCTGGTCTGGGACCGGCTCCAATACGCACCCAATCACTCACCAAATGGACACAATCGAACAACGAATCGCCCGGCTCTTACCCGCAATGCAGAGCCTCTCCTCGCCGGACAGCCCAGCCTCAACACCTCCGGCAATTGCGGCGGTGGTCATGCCGGTACGGTTTCCGGGGTTCCGGCATCACAACGACCCAGTCTTGATGAAAATGGGGAAGAGTGCTGGTGACCTTGTGCGGGAAATCCCGGCCAAGCGGCCGACCCGCGGGAAGCCCAACGGCCGCTGGCTGACGCTGTGGGGACGCAGCGGCACCGGCAAGTCGATGCTGGCCCGCGGCATCTACGAGGCCTTCCCGCGGCGGTCGCACTGGCTGGACTGGGTGGATCTCTGCCGGCGCTACCAGTCGAAGGACGACATCAACCGGGCGCTGCGGTGGGCCTGTGACGCGGAAGTGCTGGTGATCGATGACGCCGGGGCCGAGCACCAGACGCCGGCCACGCTGGGCCTGCTGCACGGACTGCTCCAGAGCCGCCTCGGCCAGTGGACGGTGATCACGACCAACCTGAGCCCAGACACGTGGAGGCAGCGGGACGAGCGGATCGGCAGCCGGCTGATCCGTGACCGCAACGTCCATGTGGACTGCACCACCGCTGACTATGCCACGCGGGACAACGCACCCCGCTCAACTTCACCAACGAAACCTGAACCCATAGCACCATGAAAATGACTGTGATGCCGACCAGTAACACCGGCTTCGAGTGTGGGCGACTCTTTGGGGCGTTCCCCGACCGGATGGCCCACCTCATTGGGGCTGACGATAAACGGAACCCACCGACCCACCGATATGCCATCGACAACGGAATCTTCGGGGCAGTGTCCAACAAGCGGGAGTGGTCGCCTGAACCGTTCTTCGGTCTGCTGGAAACCATAGCGCAGTGGATACCGCCCATGTGGGTGGTGGTGCCGGATGCCATGGGAGATAAGGACGAGACGCTGCGGAGGTGGCACAAATACGCCCCCACCGTGCGGCTGTTCAATGTGCCCATGGCCTTCGCCGCTCAGGACGGGATGACCCCGGATGATGTCCCTGATGACGCTGACGTCGTCTTCATTGGCGGATCGACCCAGTGGAAGTGGCGCAACGTGAAGGCATTCACCGCGGTGCATCCACGGGTGCATGTGGGACGGGTCAATACTCACCGTCTGCTCTGGATGGCCGACAGGGCGGGGGCCGAGTCCTGTGATGGAACCGGATGGTTCCGTGGCGATCAAACACAGATTGATGGACTATGGAGATACCTGAAGGAGAGCGAGAGCGGAGGGCAACCGCAACAAGACCTGTTCGATGCCCTGAATGTGGAAGCCCAGAACTCTACGGGCCAGTGTCCGATTATTGGGGGGTGTGCTGCGTGAATTGCGGACACGAACTCCAACCATGTCTTGCGACAAAAATGAGGGAAGAAGCCAACCAAAATGAACACCTATAAAACCACCCACCGTGCGAGCTGCCCGAACGGAGCGCTCGTCGACACCTACGACATCACGATCCGCAGCGAGGCCACGATCATGGTCGAAGATATTGCCAAGACTTTGGCAGACGCTCCGGCGACGATATACCAAGAGGATCTGGCCACCCTGTTGCGGGCGAGACTCGGGGCGGAAGTGACCGTCGAGGGATGGCACCATGGCATCCACATCACCAGCATGCGTCGATGAACGCCACCCGGTGACCCCATGGCAATCCACCCAATGTTCAGCCAACTCGACCGGCCGGTGCAGTATAAGCCGGTGCGGCGGGCCCCGATTTTCACAGAGCAGGGAACCCGCGGCGTGGAGCTCGATCCAGTCACGTGGGCGGCCATGGTGAAGGGCCGGCCGTTTACCTGGAGCCAGAGGGAGCTCAAAGCCATAACTCCTCGACCGATGAGTTGGATGCGCCAGTACCAATAAATTTCGAGCCGGGGCGGCCACCCCGGCAAACTGAAGCTATGAAAACGAAAATATGGAATTGCGCATTCTGTGGGGCTGAAATGAAGTCGACTCAATATAGATCCGACGCCAAGTGCTGTACTAAAAAATGCAATATGAGGAAATGGGAAAGCAACAACGTGGATCGGCGCAGGGAGATCAATAGGAAGTCAAGCAGGGTAAATAGTGAGAAAATTATGGAAAGAGTGCGCAAATGGAATGCAGCGAATCCTGACAAGAGAAAAGCCACTGCGCTAAGATATTCCAACAAGCAAACAGCCAGCGTCAGCGTCAGTTACGCCGCTGGGATTCTTGCCCATCAGACCCGTCTCAAGGTCGCCGAAATACCGGCAGAGCTGGCAGAGCTCAAGAGACTGCACATTCTCGTAAAGCGGGAGATTAAAAACCAAACCAAACCAACAAAATGAACGCCAACGAACTACAAAAAGAACTCTCGGAACTCTTCATGTCCCTGAAAGCCGGGACGATCAAGCCGCCGGTCGCCTGCGAGATGAACAACGCAGCCGGGAAGATGATCGGCCTCGCCAAGTTGCAACTCGAATACGCCCGCCAAGGCCAGCAAGCCAGTCTGACAGGAAACCGGATAGGCCTCCTTGAGGCACCAGTGGCCTGAACTACGCAAAAAGATAATACCATGAACCACCCTACTTTAGCCATACCTTACCATGCGGCCGCGGCTGCCATCTGCGCCATTGAGATCACTCAGCGGCAGCTACAGCGACATCTGGACCGCACCCCTGTGGGACACCCTGAACACGAAGCCTGGGCCGAGTCCGTGTCGGTGATGCAGGCGGCAGCGGAGGCAATAGCCGCCGCGGCGCCTGGCCTGCCACGATTATTTGACGCCGTGTGGTGCTCACAGTGCGGCCGTGCCTTCGGGGCCGGCGACCATGGGTACAGCCACTGCGAGGACCACACCGGAAAATAACGCCATGATGAACACATCATCGCCCTCATTTGACGGTATCCACCGTGCAGCGGTTGACCAGACCGTGGCCAAAGTTTTTGCCAAAGGCGTCAAGCATCAGGAAATGACCAATTTTGGGAATTGCCTACATTGGCAGAACCCCCCTCCGTTTACTACCCGGCTCAAGGAAAACCAGCCGCAGATCATAGGTCACAAGTGCGGCAGGTTGACCGTCATTGGCCTGTCCACCGTGGTTAAGGGTTCGTGGGTCGTCCGCTGTCTGTGTGGCGACTACGAGACCCGCCGGCACAAAGCTCTCATGAACCAAAACAACTGGGGCGACCGATGCATGGTTTGCCAAAAAAAGGCATCTGCGATTGTCCGTCATGAGTGGGTTGCTCATGGCCGCGAAGTTGATGTTCGCTCAATTTAACAATTATGATGAGCCCCCAAGAACTCGCAAAGGCCCGCCAACAACTACAGCGGTGCATACCCCCATCCCCGGTTGCACGACTGAGCCCCAAGGAAATTGAAAGGGCCCAAGTCCAAGCACAACGACGCAGGGCCTCTACTAAGCCATCACCCCACCCCACCCTCCTGCTCATGGGTGTCTACTATACCCGCCGGCCCGATACACCGTGGAAGGTCCGCATCCGAGTGGATGGCTCAATGACCACTCTGGGGTTTTATGCGACCATGGATGAGGCCGCGGCGGTGGCGCGGGCCGGCCAGGGTTCCCGGTTGAATTCCAGCCAGTAGGTCATGCGGATGGGGTCTGTGCTTTCAGGACCGCATCAAAAATTCGCCGAGGGGATCGCCTTGGGGCTTAACGCCACCGAGGCTTACGTGGCCGCCTACCCCAACGCCAAGCCCAGCGAGGCCGCCAAGAATACGTCGCGCATGACGAAAAATGACGAAATCAGGGAGGAGGTGGAGCGGCTGCGCCGGAAGGCGGAGGAGGCGGCCGGCGGGGTGGTCCTGACCCTGGTGGAGAAGCGCACGATCCTCGCCCAGATCGCCCGGGGTGGGGAGCGGGATGGGGACCGGATCAATGCGATCAAGGCGGACAATGACCTCGGTGGCGATGGGGCGGATGCTACGCTGGCCATCCGCATCGTGAAGGCGTGGGACTGAATCTATGATTGACCTGCCCCATCGATTCGCCCCCAGGCCGTACCAGAAGGGGATCATGCGGGCCATCTGCCAGCAGGGCATCAAGCGGGGCATCTGCGTGTGGCACCGCCGGGCCGGGAAGGACAAGACCTTCCTCAACATCATGGCCATCATGGCCGCCCAGAAGATGGGCAACTACGCGTACTTCTTCCCGACCGCGGTGCTGGGGAGGAAGGCGCTGTGGGACAACATCGACGCCAACAGCGGGATGCGGGTGATCGATCACCTGCCGCCGGAGATCGTGGCGAAGACGAACGAGCAGCAAATGAAGATCACGCTGGTCAATGGCAGCACCATCCAGATCCTTGGGACGGAGACGCTGGACGTGGTGGGGGGCAATCCCATCGGGGTGATATTCTCCGAGTCTGCTCAGCACAACCCCATGGCGTGGGACTACATCCGGCCGATTCTCAGGGAGAATGGTGGGTGGTGCATCTTCAACGGGACACCTCGCGGGAAGAATTGGCTGCATGACCTGCTGACCAAGAACGGCGACAACCCACAGTGGTACACCGAGGTGCTGTCGGTGGCGGACACGGGGGCGCTGACGCCGGAGGATATCGAGGAGGAGCGGCGGTCCGGTATGCGGGAGGAGATGATCCGGCAGGAATATTTTTGTGACTTCTCGGTGGGCCTGATCGGGGCCATCTATGCGGACCTGATCGACCGTGCCCGGGCAGAGCGCCGGCTGACCAATGACGTGCTGTGGGAGCGTGGGGCACTGGTATGGACGGCGTGGGACCTGGGTGCGCCGGAGAACACCAGCATCTGGTACTTTCAGGAGATCATGGGCGAGATCCGGCTGATCGACTTCGACAGTGGGTTGAACCTTGGGACGGCGGAGCGGGTGGCTCACATGATCGCCAAGGGCTACAGCTACGGCGGTCACCTGCTGCCTCACGATGCGGAGGCAAAGCAGAAGAACAGCCTGTCCTTCCTCGAGGAGCTCACGGCGGCCGGCCTCGGCAATGTGCGGGTGGTGCCGCGGACGCACAACATCTGGCATGGCATCACCCGGATGCGGGAGGTGCTGCCACGGTGCCGGTTTGATGCCACCAAGTGTGCCCCGGGCATCGCGGCCCTCGAGCACTACCACCGGAGGGAGGGCAAGGGGTATGTGACCAACGACCCGGTGCATGACTGGAGCAGCCACCCGGCGGATGCTTTCAGATACATCGGCGAGGGGATGCTGCACGGCATGGTGGGCCGGGCGGGACTGGCCGCGAACCATGAGCCGCCCCGGGTGAAGCTGGCGGGGAGTTGGCGATGAGCCCAGCCCATCGAGCGGCGGCGGTGCCCAGCCATGCCGGGTTCACGGCGGATCTGGCGGCCCACCTGCTGCCGGGCGGGGTGGTGGTGTCGACGCCGGAGTTCTTCATCATGGCGCGGCCGGTGCGGCGGGACGCACAGACCGACGACCTGCTCAATCCCTGCCACCGCTGGGAGGATCCTGATGCGTGGATGGTGTGGTTGGCAGCCGGAGACTTGAGAGCGGCCATGGCGATGCTGTGGCCTTTGTTTGGCGATGGCAAATCTTGGCTTGCATTTCAGACCAGAGGTCAACCGCTGTGGGTGCGGGCCGTTCTGGTCCGTTCCCTCTATGGCAAAAGGCAAACCCAACAACGCGAAGGCCGCATCCCAGCAGCGGGCCAGTATGCGGCAGGCCAAGCTGGACAACAAGAAGCTGCTCAAGGACATGAAGCAGCAGGAGAAGATGATGATGGGCATGAGCCTGCCGGAGATGACGCCCACCGCGGCGGCCCCGACGACCAGCCTGGCTGACGTGGAAGCGGCCGGCAACGAGGTCCGGGTGGCCAACCGCCGGAAGAAGGGCCTCGCCCAAACGGTGCTGGCCGGAGCCGGGGGAGCCTCTGCCGTGAAGTCCATGGCGGCCGGCATGACCTCGATGGCCGCCATGAACGCGTATTGATTTTCAGTTATGTCAGGCGTCAACCCCCAGTATCAAATCCTCGAGCGGGACAAGGGCCGCAACATGCAGTCCGCTTGGTCTACCCTCTGGGCGGACGTGGCCCGGTTCTCTTGCAGCGGCCGCAAGGAGGCGCTGCGATACCAGACGCCGGCCGTCAACAACGGGGTGCCATTGCAGCCCGAGCGGCACAACGACACGGCGGTGGATGGCCTGAAGGTTTTCAGTGGAGGGGTGAAGACATGGGTCTGCCCCGGGTCTGGCACGGGGTGGTGGCAGTGGACGCCGCATGCCAGCCTGAAGGGTAACAACGAGGTGGCCGACTGGCTGGCGGACTGTGCCCAGCGGGCTGATGGGGTGATGGAGAATGCCGGGTTCTACGATGCCGCGCACAGTGTCTTCGAGGATCTGGGCATGATCGGCATCGGCTGCATGTTCATCGACGTGGGGGAGGACAAGCCACTCAGCTGTGTGCCGCTCTCGGCGAACGAGTTTGTTTTCACGGTCGACTTCGAGAAGCGGCCGAACAGTGCCCGGGTGACCTATAACAAGACCGCCCAAGAGTGGGAGACTAAGTTCCGTGGCCTGACCGGCGCGGTCCTGCCGGAGGCCATCCTGGCTGACCTGCGGTCCAAGAAGACGGACGCCGTCCATGAGATCATCCACGCGGTGTATGAGCGGGATTACGAGGCCCGGCAGGAGGCCCAGGAGTATGAGCGCAACCCGCTGAAGATGCAGTGGGCCAGCTGCTGGATCCATGTGTCCAGCAAGACGGTGGTGCATGAGTCCGGCTTCGATGAGTTCCCGTTCATCATTCCACGCTGGCGCATCATGACCGGCACTCCCGGCCTGTATGGCATCAGCCCGGGGATGGATGCGCTGGCTTCCGCCCGAGGGGTGAACCTGATGGACATGCTGATGGCCACGCAGGTGGAGGTGGCGCTGAATCCGCGGATCCTCGCCCCGCCCGGCACCGGCACCATCGACCTGAGCCCGGGCGGCATCACTCAGCGGCTGCCCGGCAGCGAGGCCCCCAGCGAGTGGCTGTCGGATGGGACGAGGGGTGGGGTCCAGAATGGGGAGAATTTCATTGCCAGGAAGGAGTCGCAGATCATGCGGGCCTTCCATGCTGACTTGTTTGAGCAGCTGGCCCCGATTGCCCAGAAGCGGGAGATGACGAATGGGCTGGTGGAGGCCTTGCAGCGGGAGAGCCTGTCGCGCATCTCTCCGGCGATGGGCCGTCTCAGCCAGGAGTTTGTGGAGCCGGCGATGCTCCGCATCTTCATGATTCTTTACCGGGCCGGTATCTTCGCCCTGCCACCGGACGCGGCGTTCTACTACAACGCGGCCGGTGAGAAGTACCTGATCTTCCCCCGGGTGGCACAGACGAGCCGGATGGCACAGGCGCTGAACAGCCGGAAGGTGTGGGCCTACCGTTCCGCCGTGGAGCGGGTGCTGACGCTGTCCCAGCTGATGCCGGAGGTGATGGATATCTACAACTGGGACGCGATGCACCGGGATCTGGACCGCGGTGATGGGATGCCGACCGAGTGGCACCGCACCGAGGACGAGGTGATGGACCTGCGGCAGGCGAGGGCCGAGGCCCAGCAGCAGCAACAGCAGCAGCAGATGGCGCTCGAGATGGCGACCAAGCAACCCGAACTGGCCATGCAGGCTGCGGGGATGGCACAGGCTGCATGACTTTATGAAGAGTATTGAACAACTGATAGCGGAGTCGGCGGATCCCCAGCAGGTATGGGACGACTGCATGACGGTCCTCGACCATCCCGCGGGGCAGCGTTTGCTGCGCTTTTACTTGGGTATCCTGCCTGTCTTCAGTTCTCCCCTCGGCGCTACGGTGGAGGAGACGCACGTCAACATCGGCCGGTGCGAACTGTTTATGTCCATGTTCCGGCGCTCACAGCAGCGCATCACGGCGAGCGACATGGCCCCTGAGTAATTTATGTCAAAACCAACACCAAAACCAACCACCCCCGCCTGGGATAACGCGGTGGGTGAACCTGAGCCGGCCGCCGTGGCCGTGAATCCAATCAAGCCACCTTGCCCAGAGACTCATCCTGAGTTCGGCGACCTCACCCCGGCCTACGTGGGCTGGTTTAAGGACAACCACGAGGCGGACGAATACATCAGGAAGTACGCCGGCCGGATGGAGATCGCTGAAAGACAGCGGGGAGGTGTCGTATGAGCGAGGAGGCAACCCTCGAACCTGCCGTGGTCACGCCTGATGCCACCCCGGCCACCCCGGCCGCTGCGGATCCTTGGTCAGACTACCTGAGCAAACACGCGGAGCCGACCAAGCTGGAGCCCTACCGCAACGCGAAGAACAGCCTCGAGGCCTTTGAACTGGCCCAGTCCCGCCTGACCGAGGCCCAGACGGCGCTGCGTACCCGGCAACCCGGCCTGCCGGGCAAGCCTGCGGCTGATGCCCCCCCGGCGGTGGTGGCGGCATGGCGCACCGCGCACGGCCTGCCAGAGACACCGGAGGGCTACGGCCTCACCAAGCCGGAAGGTGTGGCGGACGAGCTCTATGATGCCGACGAGGCGGCGGCCTTCGCTAAGTTCGCCCATGAACAAGGGATGACACCGGACACGGTGAAGGCCCTGCAAAAGTGGTACGCCGAGAACACTACCGGGAAGCTGGGAGCCATGCAGCAGCAGCAGCAGGCACAGGACGAGGCGATGCGGGCCAGCGAGGCCTCACAGCTGAGCAAGCTGTACGGTGATCGGCTGGACACTACCCTGCGTGACCTTCAGGCCATGGCTCAAGCGGCCGGCAAGCCGCAGGGGATCTTCGACCCGGCCAGCCCTGACTTCTGGGGAGTGGAGGCGGTGGAGTTTGCGGCCAAGATCGTGCAGATGGTGCCCCGCGGTGAAGATGCCGCGGTGCGTGCCATGGGCAGCCCTCTGGCCACCGGCCAGTTCGATCTGGCATGGGCTAAGGCTTCCATCGTACCCGGGCACAGCGACTACGAGGCGGTGACCAATCCGCGGCACCCGAGGTTCCAAGAGCTCAGCCAGCTGCGCAATCTGGCCTACGCCGCCGGACGGTAGATCTCATCACAGGAGCCGCCTTGGTCCGTTCGGGCCGGGCGGCTTCTTTGTGTCTAGACGGCTCAGAAATTTAGACGGCCGTACAGAGATTACCCAAAAACTCTGTAAACACCCTTGGTTGACCACCACTGCTGGGCGTCCAGCGATGGTGCCCCAACTCTGGAAACAGTTCTGCTTGACCAATCCGGCGGGACGTCAACGCGCAGCAGTAATCCAGTTGGTCGTCCAACTATACGAAAGAAAACGGTTGCACCCCGGAACGTGGGTCATGCGGGTGAGGTCAGCAACACCCGACCCTAACCGCTTCTCGGGGATAGCGCCACCTTAACGGCTTCCCGGCAATCCGCCGGCCTCATGACGCGGTGGAGATGAATATCCAAATCTCCAAAATTATGGCTGATACGCCACTCTACCTTCAAGCTCATTTCCGTGAACAAGTAAAAGATGCCTTCGAGGCTGCCATCCAGCAGGAAACCAGCAAGTTCGCTGATGCCGGGATGGTCGACTCTGAATGGACCGCCGACCAGATCGTCTTCCGCACCGGCATCCCGGTCTCCTTCGTGGAGACTACCGGCCAACGCGGCGGACTGACCCAGCGCGGTGAATACAGCGCCGGATTCCGGTCCGGCTTCGTCCGTGACTTCGAGTGCGGCCTGCAATTCGACCGCAACGACTCCCGCAAGCTCTACACTGCCAATCTGCCCACCTCCGAGGTGCAGGCGGACATGCGCCGGGCGTGGATGCGCAAGCAGGACGACGTCTTCATCGAGGCTGCCATGGCGCAGGCTCTCGGTGGACCGAAACCCTACATCACCGCGCAGGCCCTGCCGGCCTTCATGACCATCCCGGTGGACTGGGCGAAGACTGCCATCAACGCCGGCGTCAACT